TCAGGATTAGAATCCAGAAAGTTTTTAACAACAGCGAGAGAGAAGAAAGTCTTTCCAGTAGAAGACTCACCAGCAATAGCAGTAATCTTATTCCCAGATACACCACCAAATATGCTACCTGAAACCAGTGCGTTAAAAATGTAACTACCCGTGTCAACATAAGTTTCAGTCTCGTCGATGTCTGAAGCGAGTTGGGTGTACTCGCCACCAATCTCTTTTACGATGTCTTTAAGGAAATCCATTATCCAAAAAATAATTCAAGGTTTACCGTTTTTTCAACATTCCATCCAATCGCATCCAAGATAACCTTGACAGGTTCTAGGAATGCCTTGTCAAATTGTAAGTCATAATCAATGTATTGTTGAAGACCGAGTTCCCTTGGAAAATCTGACGCAAAGGAGATCACATTCTCCCCCATGGGATTTGGTTTCTTCAATTGGACAAACTTAATTTTGTCCCCATTATTAATCATTGAATATTTATTCTCAAGACCTTTCTTTTTTACATAATGATTGTGAAGCAATGCTCCACGAACATGCATTGGGCAACCTTTGCCATAGATCGTGGCATTGTTCTTGTGTTTGTTCACATCGGAAACTGAGCGCGGGAAGGCAATCTCCTCTGGTGTCATCTTCTTAAACTTGATTCTTGCTTGTTCAATGTAATCGATAACCTCATCCTCAGTTGCACTCATCATTAGTTTGAGTGCGTCCTTAATCATTGTGCGACAGGGAGCAGGAGTGGATGACTTCACTGCCTCAATGCCCATGATCTTCAGTTTGGGTTCCTCATAACGAACACCCTCACTGTCCCACACATTCAAGATGTAACGCTTCTTCGCTGTCCAGATGCCACGGTCAGCAATGTTCTCTCGCTTCATCTGCATCTTCTGATCGTAAGCATTCACGTACTCAGCAAGACGTGTGTAACACTTGTCGATGTAAGGTTCCAACTGATCCTCACAGATCTTGTTGATCATGGTTACAGTCTTCTCTTTGTCATCAGAAAACTTAGAGAGAAACTTATCCACAACGGGACCGAAATTCAAATAAATCGAGTCAGTGTCAGAAGCAATAACATAATCACCATTCTCAGTCTTGAGAAGATTATTGAGGTAATCATTCATCTTCTTCTCAATCCAGCGGATTGAAGTCTGACCAGACAGAGTGATTGCTTCCGCATTGGCAAGTTTGAAGTAACGGAAGTAAGCGTTACCGATGGCACCATAACAACTGTTCAGACAGATCTTACGAACCATCTGAAAGTTGTGGAACTTAGCGATGTCCTTGACCGTTTGATCCTTTTGCTTCAGAAGAACGGGATCTTTGTTGCCTTTGAGTTTCGATTCGATGTCAACCAACTTCTGCTTGCACTTAAGCATCTCCTTCTTAAATGCCTTACGTTCAGCGTACATCTTCTCCATCAACTCAGGCATGAATCCCTTCACGTCCTTACGGAACATTGCCCCGTTGGCACAGACAGCATAATCTTTGTACAATTCAAAGTTGATTTCCTCATTCAGGATGCGATCAACAGTTGCAGTCGGATGACGATCATCCACCAGTGTCTCTGGTGAGATGTTGTACTGCATGATCAGGTGAGGATAAAGAGAGTTAAGGTCAAAGGATACAACCCAGTCATACTTTCCTGGTTTGGGTTCCTTCACATAAGCACCAGCAAACTTCTCATCCTTATCACTCCTGTCCTTTGGAGGAACAACGATCTTCTTCTTTTTGAGGTAATTGTAAATGATGGTGTCCCACAGTCGAACCTGGAACATTGGATCAACAAAGTTCACCTTGGCATCATATGCCATCGTAATAACCAGTTCAATCAGACGAAGTTTATCCTCCAGTCTGTCAACCAATTCCACGTCAACGATGTTGTAATCAACGAACTTTTTCCAATCGTTGGTGTAAAACTCTTTGAAAGTGTCAAACTCAGAGTGATCCAACTTCTTCTGACCAAGTTCCACATCAGCAATGAAGTCCAATCGATAAGACTCACGATTGGTGTAAGTGAACTTCTTATAAAGTTCTAAGTAATCGAGACTGGTGATCCCAGCAATCTCAAAGACATTGTACTTACGTCCAGAGATGTGAATCTCTTCTCCAGTCACACGACCCCAAGGAGAAAGCATTCGGACCTTCTTAGGTCCGAGCACTCGATCAATGCGACCACAAATGTAAGGAATATCGTAAAGACGTGTGTTCCAACCAGTGACAACTTCTGGATAATTGTTGGACCACCAATAGAGGAAAGCATTGAGCATTTCCGCTTCCTCGGGATGGTGATGATAAGTCACATTATCCTGAGATGGAGTGTAAGGATAACGACCCCAGGTAATGATTTTCTTAGTGGAGTAATCCTGAATGGAGATGGTCAGCATCTCTTCATTACAGTGCTCTGGGTCAGGGAACCCCTGCTCAGACTTCACCTCAATGTCAATGGTGACCAGATCGATCTTAGAGATGTCAAACTTAATCTCATCCTCAGGATACTTATCAGAGATGTATTGATAGATGTATCTCTCGTTTCCATAAATCTTAAATCCTTCCACTTCATCATACTTGCGGAAGAATTCCCGACAGTCACGAATGGTGCCAGGTTTGATGGGTTCTACATGCTCACCCTCAAGTGTTTGCCAATCCGTTTCTCGTTTCGACTTGACAAACAAAGTGGGAGAATATTCCTCCCGAAACATAACCTTTTGACCACCTTCATATCCACGGACGAGAACATCGTTGCCAATCAGTTGGACGTTGGTGTAAAAGCGCATTATTTCAGGAGACCTTCGTATTTGTCTTTCAGTTTACCAGTTGGATCAGCGATAGTCAAGATCTTATCAGAGTGAATCATGAAGGTATTCTGATTGGTAAGATCAACCAACCAAGGAATCAAATTCCCATCTGCAGTTATGATGAAGGGTTCAGTCAATTTGCAATCTGGTTGACCCAGATCAGCAGAGACCTCTTCAATCTGCGTCAGTAAATTCAGGTTGCTCAGCACCAGGACCTTCAGGTTTTCCATATTTCTTAAGTGAGTTTTGGTAAAGTGTAAGAACTTGATCAATTGGGTCAACGATACTTACAACCCAATCAGTTGGAACAGGAATAGTGTCATCTTTACTAAGAGGAACCCAAGGTGAGATTTTGATCGAACTTTCGTTTTCCTCCGTTGCAAACAGTCGAACTCTGCAAGGTTGCTTCAAGAAATAACCAACGACTGCTTTTGCCTCACCAACACACATCTCTGCGACATCAGCAACGACATCTTCACCAGATTTCAAAAGGACTAATTTGACCGTCATTTTCTAATTCGTTCTCCTATATATAATAGCATAAAAAAGGGGGGAAGGCAACTGGATTTTGCCAGTTGCTCCCCGCGCCGACGATATTCAGTTTTATTTATTGGTCATCCTTACCAAACCACAAGAAACGTTTGTGATTCTCTGGAATGATGCGAACCAAGGACACTGAAAGAACCCCGTGTTCAAACTTCACTTCTTTGACTTCCACATCCTCAGAGAGTGTCCAAGTGCGAGTGAAGGAACGAGCAGCAAGACCGCGATGAACATATTCGCGTTTGTCTGCGTCTGCCTTTGCTGCTTCAACAACGAGTTGACTTTGTTCAGTGTAGACCTTGACTTCATCCTCTTTAAATCCTGCGAGGGCAAGTTCCAGACTAAACGTATTCTCGTCCAGTTTGACGAGGTTGTAAGGTGGATAGTTCACATCCTGGTTAAGGGAACCGAGATGATTGAACATTCTATCCAGACCAATCGAGTAACGATCGATGTCCTTAAGGAAGGAATCGATATCACCTGAACGGTATCGTGCGAGTTGACCCATAGATCCCATGGTGTTTCTCCTTTTTAAGCGAGTGTAAATTGTGAACCCTTTCGGCGCTCACAATATAATTATAAGACTTCGCTTGAAAAAGGCAATGTGGAAACCCGTCAGGATTCTTCGGTTTTCCCCTTCTTGCCAATGTTGTACTTCTGCTCCAGAGTCCACTCGTTCTTATCACGATAAGGCAGGACTTTGATTTGGTTTAGAGGAGCAATATCCATGATGCTTTCTTCCTTAACCACAGAGATCAGACCCCAGTCCACCAACAGACGGGTGATTCTGTTACGACGCTGAACATCATTAACGGTCAGATTAGCATACTTTCCATCAAGAGCAAACAGTTCCTTGAAGTGAACGATGTAATACTTACCTTGTTTGTGAAGGATGTGGCAAGATTGGTACAGTTTCTTCTCTTTGCGTGAAGCAACACCAATTCTTGTCAGAGTCTCTCTTACCTTCAGGAAATCGTCAGGTTCATTTAATACCACCTCAATCATCTGGTCCTGTGACCAGTTTACTTGTGGCTCAACAGTTTGAGTCATTTTTTACCGCCAGTGTCAAGTCGTTGTTTAATAAATTCGATTTGCTCTTTTGATAAAAGTTTCAGTGCTTGAGATGCTTTCTCGTTACTATAACCATAATAACGTTTCACATAATCCAGATCTGAGATTTTATCTTTACGAAGCCAGGGAGAGAATCTCTTCCTTTTTCTCAAACTATTTAGATAAAATGAATATTGCATGTCTTTATCAAGAGATGCGTACTTATTCATTTCGTTGACAAGAAGAATGCAGTCCAGGTGACCAGACAAGCAGCGGTTAATAATGTATGGAGGATACTCCTTCTTCAAAGAAGAATCCTCTTCAAGCAAATTCTGCTTGGTGAAATTAATTGAATTCAACCAATCTTTGAGTTCCATCAGCCACCATCAATTTGACATCCAATCATTGAACCAGCGACAATGCCAGTGGGGATTGCCCACCAACGACCATCACCACGAGACACAGCAGCACCAATGCCACCACCTGCAATTCCACCAAGAATGCTTCCTTCAATGCAGGAGTTATCGTCCACGTTCTCCGCTCGCTGTTGTGCTGGAGGAGAAGGTGCAGGTGTAGTGGCAGATTCAGAACGCTCACAAGGAACAGCAACACGTTCATTGTGCCGTCTCACATAACCAGGACTGTCTTTTGTCCCTGGGATATACTCTTCACGATAAACATCCTTATAACATTCCTGCTGTTGTGAGTAACCACGTTGAGTGTAGTTCTCTGCCAGAGCAGGAATTGGGACTAACAGCAGTAAAGCAAGTAGATGTTTCATGGGTCAAAGAATCAACTTTTTACTTGGTGTTTGAATGGGGGAGAACATCTCTTCAAACTGTTCAACCAGTTCATCGTTCACATCAGCAATGTAAACCACCCACTTCTTATTGATCTCCAGTTCTTTCTCTTCACGCTTCAGAAGAGGAGACCAGGGAGCAAATCCCAATTGTCCGTTACCAGCAGGAACAGCAACAATCGGGTTCATAAGAACAAGGGACTCTTCCTTATTCTCAAGAACATCAGCAACCACATCCTCACCAGAGGACATTCGAATAACTTTTACATTCATTTGAATTCACACTCCACCATAATTTCGGTAAGACAAGCAAGCATATTTATCTCTTGGTCAGCAACGAATGCACACTGATACTGATACTTGGCAATAATAAGAACAGCAGCAGCAATTCCTGGACCAGAGAGTTGTCCATAAATGCCATCGTAAATCTTACGAAGCAACAAAGATGGGTCGTTATCAAGATTATCAACAACCCACTTTCGAACCTCAGGGAAGTTCTTCTCCTTCAAGTTCTTGAAAAGATCACTGACCGAAACGTCAGAGAATGTAGCAAGAATGCCAGCATCGATCTTTCCACTGACAGAATAACGTTGGCACTCATTGAGGACACGACGCCAGTCGGGAAAATGTTTATTGATTAGTTCTGCAAGGACCTTTTTATCAAACGCAACACCTTCCTTATCCAGGATGTTTTGGAGACGCTCGAAGAAGGTTCCTGCGAGTGCTGCTTTCTCTTTTCCCTTGAGAGAGAAGTCGATGACAGCACACCTGGAATGGAGCGGTTGGATAATTTTATTCTTGTAGTTGCAGGTGAAGATGAACCTGCAATTACCAACAAACTCCTCAGTAAACGCCCTAAGGGCGAGTTGTACATCTGGGGTTGTGTTATCTGCCTCATCAATGATGATGACTTTGTGTTTAGCAGACGAAGAAAGTGAGAGGGTCGAAGCGAAGTTCTTCGCATTGTTTCTGACAGTATCAATGAAACGTCCTTCGTCGGATCCGTTGATGACATAAACATCTACTCCAAGTTCATTACAAAGTGCTTTAGCAACAGTTGTCTTACCACAACCAGGAGGTCCAGACAACAACAAGTTAGGAACTTCACCCTGCTTGAGGAAGTCCCTGAAGGTTTTCTTAGTCCTCTCGGGGAGGATACAATCATCAATTGTCTGGGGACGATACTTCTCCGTCCAGACAAACTCGTTCCGACTCATCAGGTTTCCTCAGTGAAAAAGATCCATCTTTATTATCAATCCATTCTAACACATCACCCTCCTTCCATCCCAGACTGTCCAGAAAGTTTTCAGGGAATGTAAGAATTCCATCATCATCAACTGTGAGAACTGTTTTCATAACCAATCAGGTTTTTTCAAATAAGAACTTGGGACAATTTCTAACCACTCATTCCCATCATAAATGTATAACTTGTGTGTGTATTTGTGGAGAAAAATATCTCCTTTATTGTATTTCATAACAATCTCCTTTTTTACCAATCTTCTACACCTGCAATTTCAAAAGTCACATCGGCAGGTCTGCCAGCAACTTCTGTCGTTACAGTTAACTTTAACGTGATGCCAATACCGCCGCCTTCCTCACTGTCCAAACGGAATGACTTAGCATTAGGGAACTCATCCATGATCTCGCCAATCAGTGTAATGTCTTTTCTATGTAAGTACATCATTCAACTCCTATATAGACTGCCAGTTGTTCAACCTTCATCATTCTAGCATTGTGATTATAACAGTCAATCCACGCTTCTGCTTGAGTTACAGTATCAAACTCTTTTTCCAACAGGATCTTATGCAGGTTTGGCTGACCATTTTCTACGTGGTAGGCTTGTGCAATATGTACAAATTGTGTCATACTTCTTCCCCATTGTTGAAACGATATTTACGTCTTGCATCGGCTAGTGTAAAAACCTTTTCGTTATCGTTGGTCCAATCTTCTGCTACAGGAACCCCATTGATTGAATGAGGCTCCTGTTCGTCATAGGTCCAACCCAGCGACTTCATCATTAGGTGCTTGACCAGTAGATTGTTTCAGTCACACGGATATCGTCACAGACAAAATGCTCATTATTAAAACGATTTTTAAACATAATTGCTTTCATAACCAATCAGGTTTCCTTTCTGGTAGTCTAACATAATTGTCTTTGACCCAGGGTTTAGATGCGATGTACATTTTGTAA